ATCGTCTTCAAAGTCACTTACCTCCGTTTGCGTTTCCGCCTCGGATTCAATTTTAGAAAAAGAAAAGAAACTAACTAATAAATTCCAGAAGCTGCCCGTACTACCAGTAGTAGGGAAACTCCTGAAATAAGAGTCTTTGAGATCTGCACAAGATGTGCACAAAATAGAAAAAATAGAAATATATAAATGTAGGGTCGAATCCCCTCTAGATTTAGTTAACAGTTTATAAATGCTCGTAGCCAAGGGGGCCAAAAGCAAAGGATTATTAGAAAAATACTTAATAATATGTTCAAAAACAAAATAAATTCGCTCAAGGAAGCCTTTAAGTCTTCCATAAGCTACTGATGTCGTAACTATTGATTTAATTTTATTGAAAAAATGTGTAGTCCACTCTCTGATCTTCGAGAATGAATTTTTTATTGTAGCTAAAATAGAATTAACAAAATTGGTCCCTAAATTATATAAAGATGTTAGTGGATTAAACTGCGGTAAAAGTTCTACCGGAAGTTTCTCCAGCTTCGAAATGAGATCTTGGGTCGTACGCACGCTTGCGTACTCTTGATATGAATCGTCCTTATAAATCTCTGCCATCTCGTCGAAACTAAAAGTCGTACGAGATTTCAATAAAGGACCAAAAGTGGCTATTCCACTTTCGGCATCCGGTGTCAAATGTAAATAATAATAAACTAAAACTGCATCATAAAAACATAAAATTAAAGCTTTCCTCTCCTCATCATCGAGCTGCTCGATGTGTCGAACTAACCAATTTCTGCCCATTGGTTTCGTCCAGTCTGGTTTTCTCCTCGGTATATTGTAAACAATAACCTCTATTCTCTGTCCAATCGTTCCGTTTGTTTGTGTGTTGTTGTCTTGCCCGTTGTTATTCATGATGGTTCCAGTAGAAGCGGTTTGACCTACTTCTAATGAATCTACTCTCGTGATTTCGTCAATTTGTCCGTTGATTTCCGTTGTGTTGTGTGTGTCGTTCGTGTTTTCTAATCCAAATTCGCTATTGTCATTCATGATGGTTTCAGTGGAGGTGGTTAAACCTACCTCTACTGAATCTACTTTCGTGAATATGTCAATTGGTACACTTGTTGCCATGTGTG